GGTGACTTCTTTATTTGTTTTAGATTTTGTTGCTAATGTTATATGGTGAGTATTTGTTATTATTTTTGTAGGGATGGAAAATGGATTATCAAAATATAACATATATGTCCAATTTGTTTTGATAACAGGTAATATAATACTTTCTATATCAAGCATTATAATATTTTGTTTAGGTGTATATATAATGAAATTAAAAAATATAAAAAGCATGGTCTATAAAACAAAACGGCTCCAAGCACTATATGATATATATACAATTGATGATGCTTGTGATACAATTGGCCTAATGAACAATTTAAAAGAATGTCTAGACAAGGAGGCTGACAAATCATGGACTGGAGGAAGATAAATAATAAACATCCATGGCTTAGCTTAATAGGTATCTTTTTATTTGTGCTTGCTACAATAGTTTCTTCTTCAGCATCATTTTGGCTTTTGCATCAGCCTAAAATGCCCAAAATTAAAAAGGCATTGAATCGAAGTTAAAAAAGAGCCATTATGGCTCTTTTTTATTACTTTCAGAGTTTATGTAATTATATACGAATTTAATATGTTTATAGTTTTTCGGGTCCATAACCCAAGCTTTAATCTCCGGATCCATATGGTTTAAAGTTTGAGTTTTCATACTAGCTATTTTTAATGTTGTATCATTATTTTCTTCACAAAACCAATTTTCAGGTATAGAAAATGTCTTAGCAAGAAATTCTACCTCTTTGGGATATGGTTTGTCTTTTCCTGTTTCAAAGTTCTCTAAAATTTCAGGGTCAATGTATACTCCTCCAACCTCTTTTATATAATCGGCAAATTGCTTATGTGTCATATTCTTCCTTAAAAGCTTTAAATTACTGCCAATAAAAACTTTTTCATCAAGAAGTTTAGTTGTTGTTGTCATTAGAACCTCTGCGATTTTTTGAGTTAAAGGTAGTATTGGCGTTTTTTTATCATTTTCTATTTGACTCATATAGGCTGATTTAATACCGCACTTTTCAGCAAGTTCTTTAGCCGACATATTCAATTCTTTTCTTCTTTTAACTATGTTTTCGCCTAATCCCATAAATATCCTTTTGCTATTAGATAACTTTTTATTTCATTATATTTATAATCGTTAGTAAATTCAAGATAAATAAAGAAAAATAAAGATAATTTAACTCAAATTTCGCTAATGGTAAACTTATAAGATTGCAATTTTGCTATTAGTAAAATATTATTTAATTGGGGGTGTTAATAATGCAAATTACAAAATTAAGAGAGCAAAAAAGTCTAAACAAAGGACAATTGGCAGCAAAGGCTCAAATATCATTACCATATCTTTCCCAACTTGAAAGTGGTAAAAAAGTAAACCCGTCAAAAAAAACATTGGAGAAACTTGCAAAGGCTCTTGATGCTACTATTGCCGAATTGTACTAGTTTTCATTTTGTTTTATTATATACCATTTATTACAAAGCGTTCAACTCATTTTTTGCATAACCTGAGAGGAGGTGAGAACAAGGATGGCAAAATCAGTTGACGTTTACATAGGGGAAAAGCTAAAGGAAGTTAGAGAAAAGCTTAATCTTACACAAAATGAGTTAGCAGGTGCTACAGGGTATTCACAACCAGCGGTTGCAAGATTTGAATTAAATAAAGTGCCTACGCCGCTATGTCTTGTAAAAGTTATTGAAAGAGATCTAAATGAACCGGAATTATTGGAAATTTGGCTAGATAAAGTTCATGAAATAGCCATGAAGCCACTGGGGGGATGTTGAGTGACATTATACGAAACAGTTACTTTAGATTTAAGAACAGGCAAAAGAACTTATAAAAACCCAGTTGAAGTAACAGAAGACGAATTTGAAAAAATACTTCAGCCACTGGCTGAAATACTGAAGGAGGTTATAGATGAGCGGAATAACAATAAAAGAACTTCTCCAATTAAATGCACTACAGCAAGCAAGTATGTTGTTTAGATCTGGATTGATGTTAATTGAATCTAACAAGATCATGATAGTTGGAATAAAAATAAAAGCTCCCATAGAGAGAGCAGATAAAGAAAAAAACTTTGTATAAAAATACTATCACTTTATATCAATCCAGTCAATGGGAGGTCTAATCACTTATGGAATATCAATTAGCACAGTATATGGTTGGCTGCATTGTTACGGCGAGTGACAAAAATTATGGAAGTTATATAGGAAGGCTTGAATATATTATGGATACTTGTATGCCTGATGTATACAGAGCAGGGGTAACAATACTCGCTTGCATCAAATATCCAAGTCAGAGAGCAGAGTTACAAGATACTCCAAAACATAGAGAGCCTTACCCGTACAACTCAGAACAAACATTTTCATTAAGTAACATTGAATACCTTGCAAATACAGGAGATTATAGCGAATACCAATACAACGAATATCTAAGAGAGTTAATGAGCGGTTTATCAATAATTAACTTGAAAGTACCAACGATTTAGGAAGGAGGTCAACCAAGTGGATAAGCCAGTAAAGCAAGCGGTTAAAGGAACGGTAGAAGTAATACTTGGCAAGAAAATTGAAATAACTGATAGTCAATGGGAAGAGATCAGGCAATCGACAATGAACCATATTTATCATAATAAGCTACAGTTTTTTAAGGATGTATCAAAGGAGTATTTTTTAGAAACGATGGTTGAAATGGCATTAATGCAATTCAGAAATTCATATAAGTTGCAGTCGGTCATAGGATGGTTTGTAGCACAAAAGCTATTTTAAATACGAAAGGGGTAAAGATGATGAGGCCTATAAATAATTTGAAGTGCATAATTCAAGACCCTGACCATATGACATCAAATAAAGATGAGCAGAGATTTAGTAATTTCATAACAATTGCAATAGATGATCTCCATGAATGTGAAGGAGCTTTAGACATAAGAGTCATTAGTGCCACAAGTGCCAAAAATATTAACAGATCCATAATACTTCTTTCTCGCATATTAGAAAACATGATTAACAACGGAAAAGTTTCAATGGAAGAAATGGAACTAATGAATGCTGAAAACCTTATTGATGCTAAAAGAATTTTTAATGAGGTAGATAGAAACATAGCAGAAATCAGAAGACCTAAACAAAGTCCGGAATCATAAAATACTCTTGAAAGGAGTGGAATGAATTGAAAATACTAAAAATTATACTTGATAACTTCATGAGACAAGCTCATCTGGAAATTGATGCAAACGGTAACAATGTTAATGCGTGGGGGAATAATGGTACAGGAAAGACAACAATAGCAGATGCATTTATGTTCCTGTTGTTTGATAGAGATAGTCACAACAGAGCAAAGTTTGATATAGGAACATTGGATGAGAACAATAACCCAATTCCTCATTTGGATGCTACTGTAGAGGCAGTTATTGACATTGATGGAAAAGAGCTAACACTTAAGAAAGTGTATAAGCAAAAGTGGGTTAAACCCAAAGGAAGCCTAATAGAAACATTCACAGGCAATTATACTACTTCTTACTATATAAATAACTGCCCGGTTAAGGAATCAGATTATAAAGCTAAAATCAAATCAATTGCACCAGAACATGTATTTAAGGCATTAACTGATCCTTCATATTTCACTGAGCAAATGCACTGGAAGGAGAAACGTGATCTACTTTTAGAAGTCTGCGGAGATATATGCGATGGTGACGTTATTGCAAAAGATCCAAGTTTGGCACATTTCACCACGATATTAAATGGCAAATCTATAGAGAAGCACTACGCATATGTTTCGGATAAAATCCAAAATCTTAAGAAGAGAATAGAAGACATACCGGCCCGAATATCAGAAAATCAAAAAAATATGCCTGATACTAAAGACATTGACTTTGATAAGGTATCTGAGGACATAGCAGAGCTAGAAGCATCAAAAAAAGTTTTGATAACCAAACAGGCAGATCTTAATACTAATGGGCCTGTAGCTCAGAAGAAAGTAGAAGCTGCCAATCTTAAAAGTGAAATGCTTACAGCTATCAATAACTTTGATGAGCTTAAGCAAAGCAGACTTGAACCTCTCAGACAGCAGTATAACGACTGCAATAAAATAATTTCCGAAACTACTAAGTCTATAAACGAGCTTAAAAATTCCATAGAAGACAAGAATGCAGTTAAGGAACGTGCCTTAAAAGCTGTTGAAATATTAAAAGCTGAATGGGCATCATACAAGGCTATTGAATTTGACGATCTTGTGTGTCCAACCTGTGGTCGTGAATATGATGAAGGAAAGCTGTCTGAACTTCGAAATGCCTTTGCAGACAGGAAGGAAGCAAAGAGACTTGAAATAAATACTGCTGGCAAGAAGGCCGCTATGGAGGCCGCTGTAGCTGAAACCGAAATTGCATCACTTACTGCTAAAATCTTAGAGCTCGAAAAGGTACTTAAGGATAATAAGGTACTGCTGGAGAAAACTGATGCAGAAGGCAAGAAAGTCGGTGCGGAGAAGTATCAGGACAGCGAAGATTATAAGCTTAAGTATGAACAATATCAGGTTGTATTAGATGAAATTAGGTCGCTCGCCGAAGGCGATGCAGAGAATAGCAAAAACCCTGCAAATGTAATCGAGGATTCTATCAAGGAAATCGACCTGCAGATAAAAAGTTTTCAAGAAAAGCTTGCCTTGAAGGAAAAGGCTGTTCTTATTCAGTTTCGGATTGATGAACTTAAGAAGGAAGAAAAGGATATATCTAAGGAGTATGAAAAGCTGCAAGGTGAACTTTATACTATCAATCAATTCATTATCACTAAGGTGAATATGATTGAAGATAAAATCAATTCTTCATTCAAGATTGCAAAGTTTAAGTTATTCAAGGATGTTGTAAGCACTTCTGAAGAAAAGGAATGTTGCGAAGTCATGCACAATGGAGTATCAAATAGTATTAATACTGCCACGAAGATAAATATAGGACTGGATATTATCAATAAGTTATCTGAATTCTATAATTTTTCCGCACCTATTTTTATAGATAATGCCGAAAGTGTGACGGAATTTATTCCTGTCAATGCACAAGTATTCAAGCTGATTGTAAGCAAGCCGGATGAAACATTGAGGATTGAAGTTGAGGATAGCAGTTCAGCGGAAAGGATGGTCAACTGATATGAAGATACCTATTCAAGCTACATCCATAGAGGAATTTCAACAATGTCTTAGTGTTATAAGTGTGTTTGACAAAGACTTTCAAAATAAAATTGAGTCAGTTAGCTACCTGTATTCTGATATAAACATCGAAATGAAAGTATGCGATACAGCGTCTTTACCAGATTTAGATATATGGAGAATAGAAGCAGGAGAAAATCTGGTTCTTAGATGCAAAATAAAGTGCGATCAAAATAAAGTATCTGTTCGGATTAAATTTTTTAATAATATTGCTATAGGTTTATTGCCAAATAATAAGGAGGAAAAGGAAAATGTCTAATGAAACAAAGCAGAAGGAGTTTAACACAAAACTGGCCAATGTAAATTCGGTTTATTTTCCAATGATCGAAAGACAGCTTGAAGGTCACAACATCCAGATGGATGATTACGCAAAAAGGTGTGTATTGTCAGCTATAGGGGCAATTAATTCCGTAATGCAATCAAAGGGTATTGACTGGAATGATCCGCAGCTGGACACTTCCAATATCACCAATACACTTATCGGTGTAGCAACTCTTAAGCTCAATCCTTGTGCTACACCACGCGAAATATATTTTCAAGTAAGGAGTGTTTCTATAAAAGGAGAATGGAAAAAGCAAATTGAAATGGGTATTGAAGGTGATGGTAACGATTCTCTATTAGCCCGCTATGGTCGTGATGTTAAGAAGGTTGGCAAGTTCTGGCTTGTAAAAGAAAATGATATTTTTGAATACCCTCAGTTTAATGTATATATTGACGGAAAGCTTCAGGAGTATATACCTCCTAAATGGATACCAAAAGGCAGTGGTAAAGTGGTAAGGGTGGTTTACCCAATCATGAAAACTGATGGAACTATTGAACATTACATCGCCGAACGTGACGAGGTAGTTCCTAACCTTATAGCCCATGTAAATAACAATCTTATGAATGAAACATTCGGACTATGTAAAGACAGGAAAAACGCTACTCCTGATGAAAAGAAAAAAATCAAAGCCAAGAAAAATGAGATATTCAGGAAGATTGACTCTGTGGGTTTGGCTGCTCTTGATGATCTGGAGTTATCAGAATTCATGAGTCCATCGTGGACCGACTTCCATAGCAGGGAATCAATGCTTATTCGTAAAATGAGAAATAATGTTGTTAAGAAAATTCCCAAGAATTTTGGTAGTTATCTGGTACAAGAAAAATACAATGAGCTTGATGAAAATTATCGGGAAGTCAAAGAGGAAATACAAGAGAATGCCAATAAAGAAGTGATAAACCTAGATGATTATGTAGTTACAGAGCAGGAAACACCTACAACCCAACCTACTGTTGACCAATTGCAAAAAGAACATTACAAAAACAATCCTGATGATGATGGTAGTCAGGAGCGTGTGATAAGAATCAATACACCTGTTCCTAATACTGAACCAACAGAAGAGTCTGAACATGAACACAACGATAGTACGGATACATACGGTTCGGATGATGACGGTTTGGATTTCTAATGGATATTCAAATTTATGCATCCGGCAGCAGTGGAAACTTGTACAAGATATCGGACGGTACAACTTCTCTGCTACTGGAATGTGGCTTAAGTATAAGTCAAATTAGAAAACATTTATGCTTTAGACTGTCGGAAGTAGATGCATGTTTGGTTACTCATGAGCATGGTGATCATGCCAAGGCAGTCAAGGAAATAATGAATGCTGGCATAGACTTATATCTTAGCCAAGGCACAAAAAAAGCATTAGGGATAGATAGTCATAGGGTGATGGTAATAAAACCGAAAGAACCAGTTGAAATAAATTCGTTCATAGTATTTCCTTTTGACACTGAACATGATGCAGCTGAACCTTTAGGATTTGTACTTCAAAGCAAAGTTACTGGGGAACGTCTATTGTATGCCACTGATACTTACTACATAAAGTATCAATTCCCGGGACTGACCCAAATTTTAATAGAGTGCAATTACAGCTTTGATATATTAGCCCAAAATATTCAGGAAGGCATCATACCGGTACCGCTGAAAAATCGCATATTGCATAGTCACTTTAGTCTTGATAACGTGAAAGGATTTCTTAGGGCGAATGACCTAAGTAAAGTTAAGGAAATTTACTTGATTCACATATCGAAGGATAACGGTTACCCGGAAAGATTTCAAAAGGAAATACAGGAGTTAACAGGCAAGCAAGTATACATTTGATATAAACTTCCCTCTTTGCGGGGGCATTTGCCCCCTACTTTTTAAAACACGGAAGGAGAATTGGCATGATAAGGTATTTTGAGGTTACTGGCATGAATCAAACGGTTCAACTAGACTTGATTGATGGCAGCGAAGCAACAACAGCTACGGTTGAAGAGATTAGCAAACATCTTAAGATGGACTTAAGAGAAATTGACAAAAAAGAGTATACAAAGTTAACGAAGAAATTTACAAAATAAAGGGCTGATAGCATGAAGTGCATTAAATGTAAGCAAGAAGACTCTCGTATAAATGGTGAGAACAAAGTGTTTTGCCAAGATTGTTTAGATCAAATATTAAGCCAACCAATTGAGCCATTTAATGCAAATGATCTCAACTGGGACTAATGAAGGGAGGTATTACATTGTTTGAATTTAAATGCTTTCACATAGTTGATTACATTGATGAATGGATACCTAAAAGATACATAGCAGAAACGTCAGGGAAGGCAAAATATCAACATGCTCGTTATCTTCATAATGAGTTAAACTATGGTGATGATATATGGGATATGTTAAAGGATATGAAGGTTAAAAAGGTTGGTTGTGCAAGTATCAGTTATTTCTTCAACGATAATGATACCTGGGAACGCGTGAAAAAGTGGCGTAATTTAGATTTTGCATATTTGGGAATGGAAGTTGATGTATGTGGCAAAAAGGGGATCATTGTAGGTGGTAATTCTGGATTGAATCTTCAGGTGGTTTTTGATTTTGATAAAGGCAAACCTTGGATTGATAATTGCCATCCATGGTATGAAACAACTTATTTTGATCGTGATGAGAATATAGTGGCTGATTATAAACAAAGAAAGGATTAGGTGGATGCTATGGGACACGAAACAAATAATGAGAACAATAATGTAAAGTTGGAGAACGCTATAAACGACGTGATAACTCAAAAATTAAATGAGGGTATCATCGAAAAGCTAGTAGCTGAAAACCTTGAAAAAGGTATTAATAATTCTTTGAATGATCTCTTAGGGAATTATGGAGATATAACCAAGATAATTAAGGATAAGATCAAAAGTGTAATTTCCAAAAACCTTGAAGCGTATGATTTTTCACAGTATATTACAAAGATTGATCATACATTAACAGAGATATTAAAATCCACTGTTTTTGACCATAAAAAGATTCTTGAAAACTTTAAAGAATTGATGGTAAATGTTGATCTGCCAAAAATAATTAAATTATCAGATATGTTTGAAAACTATAAAAAATTTGTTGCCGGAAATGTCGATACAGGTGAGTTGGAAGTTGATACAGATGATCGTCCAACTTATGAGTCTGTTCAAGTAACAATGAAAGTTGAATATGAGGATGAAAGATCATGGTCAGACTTTAAATATGCAAAAGTTGTATTTGAATGTGAAAAAGACGAATATATGAATTTGGAAATTCGCCTTACCCATACTTCACGGAATGATGACAAGTGGAGTTTATATTCTTCGGGTATTGACATTGATACATCTATCCGCTCATTAAAATATTTAAATAACTTCAAAATATATCTTCTTAATATTAGTCAAAGCACTTCAAAAATTGAAATAGATACTGATTGCGAAGAGGATTGGGTAACACCTGATGCAGAACCAGAAACTTCATATTCGTGAGGTAAGGACTATGGAATATACAGTTCTATATCTACACTGCTATGATCGCTTATTCTCGATATTTTGGTATACAAGCGGAAAGTCTTATCAGCTAACCCAAGAACAAATTGAATTGCTTATAAACCTTTTTAAAGCTATAGAAGTTCCATATTCGACTTTCATAGTAGAGTTGGAATGTGTTTTAGATAGATTAACAGAAGATCGATGCCCGGCGAATAGTCGGGTGATCTTCCAACTAAACAATGCAGAGTACTCTATTTATAACTTCAACAGCTATTTGATCAAGTATAAGGCTGCAGACAACATAGCAAAAGCATTAAATAGCAAAAGCATCAAAGCCAAGGCAGAAATAGTAAGCGGAGTATTCAATAATTCTAATAAAAGTACACCAGTGGCAACAGCACCAAAGAATAAAAAGCCTGAATATAGGCAAGTGAGCATTTTTGAAAGGGTGGGTTAACAATGGAAAAGTTAGGTAGTGATCTGTATTACAATTGGGCTGCTTTAATGGTATCTATTATTAAAGTGTGTGAGCCAGAGGATGCATTTGAAGCTTTGGAAACAGGCAAAGTTAATAGAGACATAGATGAGCTTAGATTGCTTAAAAAAGAATTTACTTATAAAGAAATTCAGGAAAATTATATGTTTCCAAGTGCATCATTAGTACATAAAACTATCAGCAGGGGTAGGGGGTATAAAGATGCTAAAGCTGTTAAAGCGGCTGTTTAACTTTGGTCGCTATCCTAAACAACATTGTTACATCCAAGTTGAGATTTACAAAGGTAAGAAGAGAGTCAACTAAAGGGGAATACTGATGAACTACTTAAAAGAGATACTTGCATTTGAAAAATGGATAGAGACAAACCCGATCAACTCGACAGCTCAGAACCTATACTATAAATTGCTGTATCTCAATAACAATTGCCATTGGGTAGGGTGGTTCACCTGTAGCAATGAAACGCTGCAAGCCAAATTATCAGTATCAGACAAAACTTTAGATGCAGCCAGAAAGGTTTTAGTTGAGGCTGGAAGGATATTATATGTATCTGGCAAATCAAGACGTATGCCAGGGCGATATAAAATAAATTTTTGTTTAACGTCTCAGTATACTACCGGAGAATTTCCGATAGAGAGTGATACTACCGAAGATATTACCCCCCATATTAACGAAGATATTACCGGAAATTCTCCGAACTTATATAAACAAAACGAAACAGATAAAGTAGATAAAGAAGAGGGGGAATTTCAGGATAGGCAAGAGGATGATTTCTTTATTAAGATTCTTAACCATTATATGAAGGTATCTCAGAAGGGCGTTGAATCCCCTGATGATATTACATTATCTAAAAAACTTGCAATTTGTCCAGGTATAACATTTGAAGATATTAAGACTGGAATTGATGAAAGCAAAAAAAGCTGGGGAAAGAGAATGTCTATTATGCCTCTTAAATACTGCATACCTGCAATTGAAAGGCAATATAAAAATTCACAAGCCAGAGCGGCTCCTGCATCTGTAGTTCCATTACCTACAAGGAATTCAAATGTTAAACAGTTTAACAGCAATATATCTCAACACCTTAACTATGATCAGCGGAAATATGATAAGAGCTACTTTGATAGTCTTTATGAAGAAATATAATTTTTTTAAGCCATGTATGTGGATGCATATGGCTACGATGCAACAACAAAGGAGTGATTGGTTTTGTCAATAGAATTAGTGGTTGATTCATTCGCGGGTGGAGGCGGTGCCAGCAAAGGAATTGAAATGGCAATCGGAAGAAGTGTTGATATAGCAATCAACCATGACCCTGACGCTATTAGGATGCACAAGGTAAACCACCCAAATACAAAACACTATTGCGAGTCGGTTTGGGAGGTTGACCCAAAAGAAGCTACAGGAGGTAAGCCCGTCGCACTTGCTTGGTTCTCTCCTGACTGTACACACTTTTCAAAAGCAAAGGGCGGGAAACCAAAAGAAAAGAAGATCAGAGGGTTGGCCTGGGTAGCTGTAAAGTGGGCAAAAACAGTAAAGCCAAGAGTTATCATGTTGGAGAATGTTCAGGAATTTAAAACATGGGGACCACTGCTTATTGATGGTAGTCCGGATCCTAAGAAAAAAGGCCAAACGTTTGAATTGTTTGTAAACACACTTAAGAAGTTGGGATATCATGTCGAATACAGAGAACTTAGGGCATGTGATTATGGAGCCCCGACTTCTCGAAAAAGGTTTTTCTTAATCGCTCGTTGTGACGGAAAACGAATTGTGTGGCCAGAACCTTCACATGCAGATCCAGATAGAATTGAGGCAAGGTGTGGATTGAAAAAGCCTTGGAGGACAGCGAGAGAAATAATAGATTGGTCAATTCCTTGCAAGAGCATCTTTGACAGGAAAAAGCCTCTTAAGGAAAACACGCTTAGAAGAATTGTTAAGGGAATTGAGAAATTTGTTATAAATAACCCAAGTCCATTTATAGTTCAGGTCAATTACAGCGGAAACAAACACCATTATACCAGTTCTATGGATGAACCTTTAAAGACAATCACCGAAAAGAATGGTTGGGCTGTTATTGCTCCTACGCTTATGGTTAATGAATTCAATAATGTGGGTGGTAGCATTGATAAACCTCTTCACACTATTTTAACCGGTAATCATCATTATTTAATAACACCTTATATAGCACTAATCGGACATACAAAGTTTTGTAAAGATAGGGCATATCCTATTGAAGGTCCACTAACAACAGTAGTATCTAAGCAAGAACATATGTTGATAACCCCAACTTTAATTCAAATGGGATACGGCGAAAGAAAAGGACAGGCACCAAGGGTTTTGAATTTGGAGAGACCTATAGGGACAATTACAGCTAAAGGAAATAAATTTGCAGTTGCTGCAGCCCTCATAAGTAAGTATTATGCTGGCAATTACACAGGTGCAGGAGCAAATTTAGAGGAACCAACTCCCACAATAACTTCAAAAGATCATAACGCTTTGGTATCGGTTTTCATAATCCAACAATTCAAAAATTCAGTAGGACATGAAATGGAAAAACCTTTAAATTCAATAACAGCAATTAATAAGTCCGGCTTAGTGAAGGCTTTCCTTATGAAATACTATGGTTCGGATATAGGACAGGAATGTGATAAACCACTTCATACAATCACAAGCAAGGATAGATTTGGACTTGTAACTATCAAAGGTGAAGAGTATCAAATAGTGGACATAGGCATGAGGATGTTGGAACCACATGAGCTATTCGCAGCTCAGGGATTTCCAAAAGGTTATGTCATAGATAGAGATCACGAAGGAAAAAAGTATTCAAAGGCCGCACAGGTAGCAAGGTGTGGAAATGCAGTACCGCCACCATTTGCAAAGGCATTAGTAGAAGCCAACTTGCCAGAATTGTGTAAGAAAGAAGGAAGTAAAGAGTATGGAATTTTGTAAATGCGGGTCAATGATCGTCAAGGGTTTTTGCTCAAATAAGAAGTGCAAGGAGCATGGACAAGTGGCTGAGCTTGCTACATACAGGCAAATGAATTATATTAAATCTCTTTGCACTTTATTGGATAAGGACGAGCCTGAGAATCTAATCCATATGACTAAAGTTGATGCAAGTAGTTTGATAAAAGAGTATGAGGAATTATTAGAACTTGCAAATTAATACAGAGGAAAGGGTGATTTAATGGAATGTCCATATTGTGGAGCCGAATTAAAATATCATGATTTTTATTATTCTGGTAACTATGCTGCATATGAAAAAGGCTATGCAGGTTCAGGGTTTAAGGTTAAGGGACACATATACAAATGTCCAAATTCTGAGGGATTTGAAGATTACGCAGAAGCGGAAAAGTATGCAAAGGAAAAAGATATAGATATTGAAGCTTTTAAAATTACAGGTCAATTTACAGGTGGCGAAATTGTTTGTGATAGTGACACTCATAATGGAACTTTTTACACAGATGAGCAGGGAAACTTACACGAAGGTTATCCATGTTAAACAGATGAGGAATAAGGACTATGAGCATTAGGTTTGAAGAGGCAGAGTTCAAGCAAATATTAGTCAATCGTGAAATGAAGCAGGGCAGAACCTTAAAGCAAGCTTTGGATATTCTTTCAGAAAGTAAGCATAGGGAATTGTTCCGGAAGCCTTCCAAGGAAAAGAAGCTGAAGCACGGCAATGTTATCACAACTATAGACGGCATCAAGTTTCGCAGCAAGAAGGAAGCAAATTATTATTGCGAACTTAAGCTGAGAATGAAGGGAGGGGGGATAATCGGTTTCGTCATTCAACCAAAGTTCATCCTGCAGGAAGGCAATGAAACTGATAGGGCAATTACTTACTCTGCAGACTTTCTTGTAATCTTCCCGGACAACACCTGTGAAGTGGTTGACACCAAAGGATATGAGTCTAAAGAATGGCAGCGGACCTACAAAATGTTCCGGCTGAAGTACCCAAATATTGAGCTAAAAGTGGTGAAGTAGATGGATCTATGGCAGCTTAAACAAAGACAGTCGCTACCCTTACAAGTGAAAATCGAAATGTCAAAGCTGCGTATTCGCCGATGGTATGAGAAATTTGACGGTGATGTGTATATTAGTTTCTCTGGAGGCAAGGACAGTACAGTATTATTACACCTTGTAAGGTCAATGTATCCTGAGGTACCAGCAGTATTTGTTGACACAGGGCTTGAATACCCAGAGATAAGGGATTTTGTAAAGACTGTTGATAATGTGGTGCAGCTCAAACCTAAGTTAAACTTTAGACAAGTTATAGAAAAACATGGGTACCCAATAGTAAGCAAGGAAGTAAGTGAAACCATAGATCAATGCAGGAAGGGTTATAAAAGCAGGTTTAAAAAGATAGACCCTAATTACAAAGGCAGATTTAAGTGTCAGAATTGGGCGTTTCTTATGGATGCACCTTTTAAAATATCAAACCTGTGTTGCTACGAAATGAAGAAAAAGCCTGTAAAGAGCTTTGAAAAAAAGAACAACCTAAAACCCTTTGTTGGTACCATGGCGACTGAAAGTGCATTGAGGCGTTTATCTTGGCAAAAAAACGGTTGCAATTCTTTTAATACGCCAAGGCCAATATCACAACCATTGTCATTTTGGACAGAGCAGGACATATTTGAGTACATTGACACTTTCAAAACACCATATTGCAGCGTATACGGCAAAATAATGCTTGAATCATTCGATAGAGGCAAAACCTACCGTTATTGTACTGGCGTGAAAAGAACTGGCTGCATGTTTTGTATGTTCGGTGTCCACCTCGAAAAGGAGCCAAACCGATTCCAGCGAATGCAGAAGACCCACCCAAAGATGCATGATTATTGCACGAAAGACTGGGATAAAGGCGGCCTAGGGTTGGCTAAAGTGCTTGAATACATAAGAGTACCTTATAAGGATTACATACCGCAGTTAAAGGATTATGAGCAAATGAGCATATTCAGAAAGGGAGAATCAAGTTAATGAACAAAGTGTTAAAGTATCCCGGAGCAAAATGGCGTATAGCTGACTGGATCATAAATCAATTCCCAAAGCATCACACATACCTAGAACCTTTCTTCGGCAGCGGTGCAATTCTATTTAATAAGCCTCCAAGTGCAATTGAAACAGTTAATGACTTAGATAGCGATGTTTGTAACCTGTTTAATTGTATAAATGAAGATGCTCAAAAGTTGGTCAGCATGGTTGCGTTAACTCCATTTTCAAGGGAAACATACGAAGAGAGTTTCAATACTGAACCTGATTGGTGGCAAAGAAAAATTACTGGGTTTGGAATGATTGGATATGAAAATAGCTTCGAAAAAGCAAGACAATTTTTAATAAAGTGCTGGCAAGGACATGGATTCCGCACAAATGGTTATAAAGTTGGCTGGAAAAACGATGTGCAGGGCAGGGAAAACATGTATGCGGTATATAACTGGTACCGCTTGCCTGAGTGGATAATCGGCATAGTTGACAGGTTAAAGCAGGTACAAATAGAAAACCGTCCAGCCATTGAGATAATTAAAAGGTACAAGTATTCTAAAGTTTTAATTTATTGCGACCCACCTTATTTACTTGGTACCAGAACTGGAAAACAATACAAACATGAAATGTCAGAGCAGGATCACGTTGAGCTACTCGAAACATTAATGGAGCATCCAGGGCCAGTTATAATTTCTGGTTATGATTCTGACCTCTATAACTTGACATTAAAAGGATGGCATAAAAATCAGATCCAGAGTAACGCAGAGTATTATGCAGGCAAAAGCAGGACTGAGGTTATTTGGATGAATTACGAACCAACAATTGAACAAATGAGGATTGGAGGAATTTAGTTGTGACATGAAAATTTTATTGATTGATGTTGACAGTAAAATTCCTAATATCGCATTAATGAAGTTATCAGCATATCATAAATCCCTTGGTGATGAAGTGTTTTTAAACCATTGCGACAATCCCGATAAAGTATATGCCTCAGCAATATTTACAAGGTCAAAGCCTTACTGTGAAATTCTTTTAAAAATGTACCATGGAATAATTGAAATAGGCGGAACTGGTTGGGATATCGAAAAGAGATTGCCTCCAGAAGTTGAGAAAATGAATTGTGATTATAGCCTTTACAACTTTACTGAAGGCATGGGATTTACAACAAGAGGTTGCGTTCGAAACTGTGAATTCTGTTTTGTGCCAAAGAAAGAAGGAAAGCTCTGCCAAGATCAAAAGATAAAAGATATTATTAACGGTCCTAACTTAACTTTTTTGGATAATAATTTTACAGCTGATCTGCTTATGGTCGATAAATGCAGAGAAATCAAAGAAAGAAACCTTACTGTTAATATCTGCCAAGGCATGGATATTCGACTAATGACAGACGAAAAAGCTAAGGCAATAACCAGTATAAGACACAAAGACAATATTAAATTCGCTTGGGACCTTATGAAATATGAAAAACAGGTAATGCAGGGAATTGAAATAATGACACAATACTGCAGCGGATCACGGTTAAAATGCTACATTCTTTGCGGTTATAATACTACTTTTGAGGAAGACATGTACAGGTTTAAGGTTTTAAGAAGTTTAAAAGTAAAGCCTTATGCAATGATTTATAACGATATTGAGGATAAAAGACTTAAGCACTTTGAGCGGTGGGTAAATGCCTATATCTATTATAAATGTTCCTGGGATGAATATGAACCTTGGATAAAATCTCAAGGAATTAAGGGTCAAATAAGTATTTAAATAAGTATTTAAGGAGGATTTATCATGAATAAACAAGAGTTAGCAAAAATGTTAAATGGTAGGAAGGGGTGTAAAGAAGTATGAATAATTCTGTTAAAGAGTTGTATTACCAAGCTATATCAGACATTACTAATGAGAAGCAAGGGTATTTAAAGCGGCTCAGTGAATGGGATGATGAAATTAGGCTATTAAAAATAGAAGAAGAAGATCTTCGGGAAGCTATCAAAATTTGTGAGAACGATATTAATCTTTTTCAAAAATGTCTAAAAGGTGATCCAGATGAATTCACCAGAATATTTACTTTGGTATCTAATTTCGCTTCACCAGATTGTTCAAAAAGGTTAAATATATATGGAGTTAATTGTACTTCAAATAGCCTTCAAGCAATAGATGGACATAGGGGTATAGAATACTTTTGCGAGATTCCTGATAATCTTAAGGGTAAAATAATTAAGCCTAATGTTTTTGAAAATTTTGACCAACATATAGTTCAAGGAAGTAACTTCATTGATATTCATGAATATTTACCTAAATTTGTAGGTACAAGTATTGCTCCACTATCTAAAAAAGCTTCAGAGTGGATTGATATATTTATTGAAAATTCCAAACCATATAAATCTAATTCTCTAAGCAATTTTCAACCAGATAAATATAAAGCTATATGTGAAATAGAGGGAATACAAGTAGGATTTAACAAGGTTTATGTAGCAGATTTATTTGCTCTTATCGATGATGATGAGTATGTTTCGCTTTATTGGCGAGGTAATGCACTAGAAAGCTTACTTTTTTATACAAACAAGTTAAATGCAATTATATGTCCGATAAGGATATAACAGCATCAACCGCTGTTGAAAATAAAAAAGGAGGGTCAATTATGGAATTTGAAGTTAATTTGAAAAACATTAAAAATATTACTATAAATGTTAAATGTGAAAATGCTACTAAATGCCAAGATATGCTGTGGGAAAATTTAAATATTTCTCTTGAAGAAATAGAAGGAATTACATACAAAGATTCTGACAACGAGACTTCATTGGTATATTAAATATCAGAAGTAGCATCAACCGTCATGAAGGCTGGCGTTGATATATAAACTCAGGTCGAAGAGTTGCCATCTGTAAGGCCTGGGCTAAACGAAAAATAAGGATACATAGCAAATAAGACACACTTTGCAATATTTAAATTTAAAAGGTCGGGCAGCCTTCGCCCGACCAAGGAGGGTCAAATGAATAAGACTAAAATTGAGTGGTGTGATAGCACCTGGAATCCGGTAACTGGATGTTTACACAACTGCGATTACTGCTATGCCAGAAAAATATCAGATAGATTCAAATCAAGTACTGAAACATTATCAAACAGAATGATAGAAAGCCATACAGATGATTTTATATGCTATGAAGGTAAGTATAATTGCTCTTTTCCATTCGGATTTAAACCAACTTTCTATAAAGAACGTCTATCAGAACCAGCAAATATAAAGAAACCTCAAACAATATTTGTCTGCAGCATGGCTGACTTGTTTGGCAGTTGGGTACCGGATCACTGGATTAAAGAAGTATTTGAAGCTTGCCAAGCAGCACCGCAGCACAAATATTTATTCTTAACAAAGAACCCAAGCCGGTATGCTCAACTAGCCTCACAAGGTAAATTACCATACAACAATAATTTTTGGTACGGCTCAACAATAACAGGTAATAACGAAAAAAGATTTGTAAGTCCAAAATGCGATAGTCAAAGGCACAATACTTTTCTAAGTATAGAACCATTGCTGAATATATGGGACTTCAATCCTTATGGAGAGTTTGACTGTCATGGATGGATAATCATAGGTGCTCAATCCGGACCAGGGGCAGTAAAACCCAAAAAAGAATGGACAAGGTCCATTGCAATTCAGGCAATAGCGGAAGGTGTTCCGGTATTCATGAAAGATTCGTTAAAACCATATTGGGATGAATTAATGAGAGAGTTCCCGGAAGGATTGGAGGTAGGAAAATGATTGATTTAACATTAGCAAAGCCAATTTTATTTAACACTGACATGGTAAGGGCTATATTGAACGGCAGCAAGACGAATACAAGAAGGATTATAAAATTTCCTAAGCATGTAGCAATTCAAAACAATGGTCTATTTACTTTATTTGTTGATGGAGACAGTTATTGTGACCAACATATAGAAGAAATAAAAGATTATATCAAACCGCCTTATCAACCAGGTGATATCCTTTATGTGAGGGAAACATGGAATGTATTTGATTTTCGATATTTATACAAAGCTAGCCATGATACATGGATACATGGGAAAAAACTAGAGCACTGGTGGAAACCATCAATCCATATGCCAAAGGCAGCAGCAAGGATATTTCTGAAAGTAACTAAGGTTAGGGTTGAGAGAGTGCAAAATATAACGGAAGATGAAGCTATCAAAGAAGGTTTTAGTCATGGGGGCATTCAAGAAGTTTGGATAAAAGCAATTGATTCTTTCATATCTACATGGAACAAGATTTACGAAAACTGGGATGATAATCCCTGGGTATGGGTTATAGAGTTTGAAAGGATGATGTAAGTGAAAACAGATGAAACTAAAAGACTTGAACATAGCATCTGGAAGGCTACTTGCAAAATGGGTGTATTCGGTTGTATGGAGGTAACTATTGGATGGTTCGGAAAAGAAAGAGTTGACTATATGACATATGACACCAACGGAATATTTAGGTGTTATGAAATCAAGGTTACTAAGTCGGATTTTAAAAGCAAAGCTCATAATACTTTTGTCGGGCACTTCAATTATTATGTTTTAACCGAGGATCTATACAAGCAAGTCAAGGAAGATATTCCAGATCATATAGGAGTTTATGTTGATAGTATTTGTAGGAAAAGAGCAAAAAGGCAGCCGTTAACGGTTGATGAAAAAATATTAAAAGATTCACTAATTAGGTCACTTCACAGAGAAGCCGAAAAGATTTACAAGAGTAATAACGTTTCATTAATTGAACAAAAAAATCAGAGGATTAATAGACTTGAAAAAGAGTTGGTTGAGGCAAATAGAAGGTATTTTGAGTTATTAGGAAGAGGTGTTGTTAATGAATAGGCAATTAAAGGGCTGGATAGGGAAGCCTACTCCTAAAAGCATGAAATATGGCAGCGGCTGGGTCAGAGAAATTGATGAGGTATATGTTGATGAAGCATACCAATATTGCGTAATGATAAGGGAAGTTGATACACCTTGGGGCAAAGTGCAACATGCAGCTATAAGAAACACTCCAAGCACTGATATACCTTGGGCAGAAAAGCAGCGTATCAAGGATGAGATATTCGGAAAAGAAGCTACAGCTATAGAGGTTTTCCCTTCTGAAACTGAATTAGTAGATGAAGCGAACATGTATCATCTTTGGGTGCTTCCAGAGGGGTTTACTCTACCATTTAGCATTAAGGTAAAAGATAGTATAAAGGGAGGATCAAATGAACCAAAATTTAAAATGTTTAATAAGATCAGTTGCTGAAAATAATCTTCAAAAGGCAAAACAATTTGCAAAACTTATTGTTGATAGCGACAAAACTCAATCAAACAAAGGTTTTTGTAATACCATTAATAATATGCTTCAGACATCTGCTATGAATTTAATAGAACTACCACATGACATAAAAGGTATTTTGCATATGGAGGATGTTTCTGTTTCTTTTAATGAGGACAGATACTTCTTATCAGATAGGGAGTATGAAGTAGCAGAAGAGGTATTTGGTATGTACCAAACAAGCCAAAAGTTATCAGAGTTAGGTATCAACTATCTCAATTCGTTAATGCTTCATGGTGTTAGCGGGACCGGAAAAACTTTATTTGGAAGATACATTGCATATAAGCTTGATCTGCCATTTGCATATATGAATTTTTCAAATGCAATAAGCAGCTACTTAGGAAGTACCGCAAAAAATATATCAAAGGCATTTGAACATATTGAAAAACAGAAATGTGTTTTTATGGTTGATGAAGTTGATGCCATCGGTATGAGAAGAGGAAAAGAAGATGTTGGGGAAATGGCTAGAATAACAATAGGCCTTATGCAAGCTTTAGACTGCATCAAAAACGATACGATAGTAATAAGTGCAACTAATAGGATCGATATGATAGATCCGGCTCTTTTAAGAAGATTTGCTATTGTTCATGAAGTAAAAAGACTTACTCCTGAGGAATTGACGGCACTAATATATAAATATTTAAACGCTGTAGGGATTAAATATGATGCACATAATATCATTTCATACTGCGAAAATTCTGAAAATACTCAGGCTCTAGTAATAAATGACGTGATAAGATCAATTGCAAAATCAATAAGATTTGGTACAGAGTTTGTATTAGGGGAGGTTGACCAGGCTAAAATGAAGGAGTGATGATTGATGTTTTTCTTAGGGATTTTAATAGGAGGAGTATTAGGTTTTGTAGTGGCCGGACTTACAATGTCTGCAAAAGAAGCAAGCGAAAGACGAAAGAGATACATTAGCTGAAGAGTAAATAAAAAAGCTCCTATTAAAGGAGCTTTTTTATTTGGGCATTTACAAGGATTTGAATATATTCTTTAACTCAGTAAAGTAACCATTTACTAATTCATTTCCATTATCGATAGTATAAACTTTTTTATTGCTATTTCTCATGTCATCAAGGAATTTATATAATTCTTCACTGTCCCTGAAAAGCATACTAACACTTATTGTTGCTACAGAATCTAATTTATTACTATGTAAATCCTCTAAAAGGCATTTTAAATGAGTTCTTTCAGTAGTCATACCACTTACATTATCATCAATGTAGTAGTCAATAATTTCAACCTGATTTTCTTTAGCCCATAACTGCAATCGTGATTTGTGAAGATTCATTGTCTCTGGATCAGAAACACTACCATAACGGATGTAAATACCTACTTTATCCATAAACATACCCCTTTACATTAATTTACTTAATTCACTATATCATAAGAAATAAATTAAGGAAAGGTTAATACCTTTCCTTTTAAAAGTCAAACTCTCTATCCAAAGTACCATTATCGCATTTATCTTTACAATCTTGACAGAAGCATTCACCAAACAGTTTATTGAACCATGCTGCAACAAGACCGCAAAAACATTTCTCCTCTTCCATACCAACTTTATCTACTTTTACCCATATCATTTTGATAACAAACCTCCTATGCTTTTTTTAGTGGCTTCATCAATTCTTTTAACTTATCAATAAACGAAGCTTTTCTCCGAAACGATATGTAATTTCTGGTACATATGTTTTTAAAATAGTCCCTTCCTTTGTCGGTATACATATACATGTAATCTTCTGGATTCTTTAATCCTCTGTTTATTGCATTCTGAAATGCTTCCTTGGGGTCCCTGATGTCCAGTTGTGCGAAAATTGAATCTCTATTTCTCTTAATTTCCATAATAATCCTCCAGTGAATTCATATAATATTCCCCGACAACCCTTTTGTTTGAATTAGACTTATATTGAATCAATCCTTTTTCCACAAGAGTACTACGAGCTTTTGCCAGTGTTTTATCAGTTATACCAAGTTTACTTTGCAATGTCGAATTGGATGCTTTAAACCATCCGGTATAATTGAAACTGTATTTTAATTCTATAAGTGCATACCAAAGTGCCTGAGCTGTTGAACCTATTTGCAATGTTTCTGCAAGCTGCCTGAATTTATGTATATCGTTTGTCGTGCTATCATTGGATTGAATCTGCGGCAGTTCAATATCTCCAGCGAGCAAATGTAAAGCTTGTAACCTTACCTTTTTGACTAATACCTGGTCCGATTCATTGGACACTGTCTTCATCAGTTCCTTGGCTTGCCTGATTTTTGTATTCAGGATTTTATTCTCTGTTTCCATTGCCTTAATCTTTAACCGCTCTGCAGATTCATTAAAACCATACTGGCCAGTTTTGCGGATTGACGGAATAACTTCATGAGTTATCCATCGTTTGAATTGTTTTGCTTCGGGCTTGTTGGATGTTAAAATTAATGAATATAAACCGGATTCGTTAATGACAGTCATTTTTTGATTACCGCCAAGGGTACGAATTATATTCGTATCCTTTTCATCACCGTCTAATCTGCTAACGGTTTTAGATACATCAGTTAGTTCTAAAATGTCGCAAACGTCCTTAGCTACCCACCAAGGTTCGTTATCCTTTACCACTGTTCTTATTTCTTTAATGCCATAATTAAAAATCTGTAATTCTTTCGACATACTGTGTCCTCCTATATAATTTGCACGGACTTGTGACCGTTGGCTACTGCCAGTGCATTAACAGGGCTTATGCCCTGTCACTCTGCAATTCTCTAATTTCTCTCTGTAAAGCACTAATTTGATACTCTTTTTCTGATATCTTCTTAGCCCTAGGGTATAAGTCATAAAATATTGTCATACCATGCTTTTTGTACATTTCCACAACCTGTTCTTTTTCACTTATTCCAGGATAGTTCATATATACAATTTCTATCATTTCATATATTTCATCTGTGACTTCCGCATCTATAAGATTCTCAAATTCATGTTTCATCATTGTAAATTCCCCCTCATATTATTCCTGTATATACAGTTTCAGTTTTTAAAGTTTCTATATATGCCAAAGCATCATGTGCCTTGTCTCTTTTAATGTCCATCTTTATCATGGCTAATTCAAGCATACGATTCATTTCTCTATACTTTAATTCACTCTCTAGTATGTAGGTATATACCTCGTTTAATTGGGATTTTATATTGAAAGTAGGAGTATTTGAACGGTTCCCAAGATTCTCAAGGGCCCGGCATTGATCTTGTAAAGTCGCCTGTGAATTAACTAGTATGATAGGCTCATTGACAGTACTGACCTTAACTTTAACCGCTGGTACTTGTAATTTGATATCACAGTAAAATTCGAAAACTTCACTTTTACTGTTCTCAGAAATGAATTTTGACTTCTTAAGTTTAATTTGCATAATAATCCTCCTCTGATACACCCATTGGAGGATTGCCATTTGCCATACCATAGAATCAATAACACATAACATATATTGATAATGTTGTAGACCTATGGTATATTAAAAATGACATTACCCTTTTGGGTGTTGTTCTTGTTTAGGAAGTCTGTAAGTTTGCGAGACCGATCAGGCTTCCTTTTAATTTTGTTTGTTATTGTCAATCCACTTAATAACTGCTTCTTTTTCGAATCGAACACTTCTACCGATCTTTACGAATGGCAAACCTTTTTCGCGCCATCTTTCCAAGGTTTTTCTTGTAACTTTTAACCATTTGCACATTTCATCAACGGTTAAAAATTCTTTATCCATGATTCACCTCCAGATTTTTCATTGAGTAGATATAAGACATTATAGGACATTATGAAACGTATGTCAATATAATTATGTTAAATTATTGCTGTCAGCAAATAAGTGTAATATAATCATGGTAAAATTATCTATCAGAGAGTGTATATTATGAAAAAGTATTTAATCTTAGGTGCTATTGTTGGAGTTTTAATATCTGTAATTGGTTTTAGGGTTTATAAGTATTATAACTATTCCGGTGAGCTTATAGGAATAAAAGGGGCATATACATACCACAAAGATAATTGTGCCTTTGTTAAAAAGGCAGGTGCTGATAAACTTATATTTATTGATAGCCTGAAAGAAGCTGCGGAGCATGACTACAGATCATGTAAAAGTTGTGATCCTCCAAGTAACGAAAAGTATGTTGCAGAAATTGAAAAGCAAAAAGAGTTAGATCGTAAGAAAGCTGAGGAACAAAAACAAGCTTGGGAAAAAGAAAAGTTATCTAAAGTCAAACAAGACTTCATAGATGGGAAGTCTTTAAAATCATCTGATGTAATAGATCTATACGACAAAGGACTTATAACTAAGGATGAATATGATGCTTATGAATCTAAATTTTCTATAAAATAATTGATAATTTTTATTTAAAAATATATAATTTTCACAAACCTTGCAAACCAGTATTTATAACTTCTGCAAGGTTTTTTGTTATCACAAATCTATCAAAAATTATAAAAATCTATATAATTTTATATAAAAATTTAATAATTTTCATATGTTTTTCGCATTTTTCTCATATTTCTGCAATTGCAATCAGCCTTAAAGCCAGTGAAATCAACTTCTACAAGACTGTTTTTGGAATAACTAAAAAACCTATTATATAATATAATCAGGCTTTATTATTTGGCGTGACCATTTTACTCCTTTCCGGCAGGAGGACAACCCTTCTTCATAGGTTGTCCTTTTGTTGTTATAGGTAGGATATGGCAAATAAATTACCAGTTAGCTATCGGAGATTTTACGACAGTTACATAAAACTACCGGAGAATTTCCGATAGTTGAAAGTTTTACCCCCTGTATTAACGAAGATATTACCGGAAAATTTCCGGTAGTGGGCCAGTTTCTTCTTTATAATAAAATATAAACAAAACTATATAGTATATCTTAGTATATATAGTATAGGAAAACTACCGTAAAAATTCCGGTAGTCAATTTCCAGTTTTATGTGAGGGATTTTTATGGATGAAGATGAAAAGCTATTTCAGGAGTCATATGAGCTTAGAGAACTTGCAGAACAGATAATAGTAAAGCGTAGAGAACTCCATTGGCTTGTAGAAGCTGATATAGTGCCGCTTATAGGATATGTTAAAGCTGCAGAGAACAAAAAGCCTAATAAAGGTAAAGTTCCTTTTGCAGACTGTAGGAAGGTTTCTGGACCAGTTAAAGCTTTTTGCCCATATGAAATGCTTATAACAGTTTATCCTAATGCTTATGACCTTTTAAATTACAACCAGTTTAAAATTATGATGCTTCATGAACTTAAACACGTTGGGGAAGGCAAAGACGGCTTAACGGTAAAACCACATAACGTTGAGGATTTCTATAGCATACTTTCTGAGTTCGGGATTGAATGGACTCATTACAATAACGAGAATCTGCCAGATATTTTAACAGAGGAAGAAGGTGAGAAGGATGAAAAGGAAAAGCCAAAAAAGAAACAATAAGGGCAGCAAAGGCAAGGAGAAGGGTTCGCAAAGTTGCTCAAAACCTGAGAAACTGGATCATAAGCCCTGGATGCCTCAACCAAAGCAAATTAAAATGATAGAGTTGCTTATCGACCTAGACGATAGACGAAACAAAGAGGAAAAATGCAAAGAAGTTGGCATATCTCGCAGAACTCTTTATAACTGGTTTCAAGATGCTAATTTTGTTGCATACATGAATAACCGGTTAGAACTATCAACCGATGCAGAGCTTGTTGATATGTGGAGGTCGCTTAAGAGCGTAGCCAAAAGAGGCAATGTGCAAGCCTTAAGAACATACTTTGAGCTTAAAGGCAAGCTCAGAAACCAAATGGAGGTCACCGGGAAGGACGGAGGGCCAATTGAAACCCAGGGGAATGTTGAGATTGTTTTCAATATGCCGCGGCCGCCAGGGAAGAGGGAAGCGGATCCAGAGGAAGGAGAGGACAATGGGTAGTTTTTTAGCAGGTTTAATTGCTGCGGTGGTAGCCGGAGTAGCCGGATTAATAGGTGGGGTGCTGTTAATCTTATTAGCAGAAGGGATTAAAGCATGTAAGAGAAGATTCTTGGCTCCAAAGAGAACTTGTGAAAATTGTATTAGGCATCATACCATAGATTGCCCGAATTCCGAATTGTGTTACTCAAGAAAAGATAAGCCTTATTGGCAATGGAAATTTTAAATTCGAAAGGACGTGGAGAAGATGCCAGCAGAGATTATATTCCGCAAGGAAGGCGAAGACACTAAAAAGATTGAGGTCAGAGGTCAAAATACACAAATAAGCATTAACAGTTATGGTCACTTGGCAATCAGGGAGTTCACAGGAAACACACAAGATCAGCTTATAGTGTTCGATCAGGCTACAACGGAACAAATTATTCATTTTATCTTCAAGAACCGCAGCACATTGGAATTTAAGCAACTTTTAAAGGATTTAATCCGAATAAAAGTTAAGGATGATGAATTGCCGTTTTAAAATGGCGGATTGTTATAACCATTGTGTGGATAGCTGTGGTTGCGTGTGGTTTGTTTCTACCCATAAAAGCATATTTAAGAGGGTAATTTGATTAACCGAGATAAAAATTGAAATTTGGGGCAATTTTGGACGAAATAAGTCCATATGAGAAATGGAGGAAAAATGAATAATGAGTTTTCTGAGTTTTTAGATGAAAGTCTTAAACAAAAGATGAATGAGTGTCTTGGGGCTGATATGACTGGCATTGATGCTACATCAACATCAACATCAACAAGACTAACCATGGAGATCATGAAAGAAAAGATTTTAATAGTAGGTGCTCCGAAACCAATGCCATCATTACTTGATTTTGATGCTATAAGAGATCTAAATCCGCTTCGTGATCCTGAGTCTTTGGATGCCTTTAGGTATGCCCATGTTTTCCCCCATGTTTTCCGCTATGCCAATCAAAAGCCTATGAGAACGATTACAAAGCAGATTCAGGCCCGCAGTCACAAAAAGAAGCGTATCAATAAGAAATGGCTTAAGATATACGGCACAAAGGAAGTGTCACGGCAGGTTGAGTATACGCCGTTTGTGTTAAGCGGTTCAGGGATATAGGAGGGCATATGGAACAGATTCAAAGGATTATAAATCAAATAGCTGCCGACTTGACTGATCCCAACAGAAGAGTGGCAGTAGTAACAAAGGTAAAGTATCTAAAAGCATTCAAATGCTTTCAGCACAAAAATCTTTATTATGCCACTGATCCTTACCAGCTTGCGGGTGCAATGCTTACTGACATTTATATTTATAGAGCCGACTTAAGCAAAGAGCAGGTTGATTATTTACAGTGCTGCATCCGATTTGTCAGGGAAAGCATTGTGGACGAGGGCAGTATGCATATTTATTTTTAGGATTCATGCGGAAACGCTGAAAATATAAACAAATTACGGAGGTCATTATGATTAGTAATGAAGAGAATACACAGTGTTATGGACAGCCAAAGGATTTAGAAATCTCAGAAGTTAAACAAGCAAAAGAGAACATATCTGATTTAAAAGTATATGGTGATGGTGATACATTTGCCTTACTTTGTAAGGCTAGTTCTCAATCACAAGGCTGGATGAAGTCAACTAAAGTTTGTAATCTTCCAAATGGTTGTATAGTGCAGGTTACAACACAACAAAGAAACCCTGACGGCAGCTATAGCGTTGCTGAGGCATTAACGTTTGTACCAGATTGTAAGTTAGATACAGAATCCAACCCAAGAAAAATCATAGTTATCAAGAAGGAAGACGCTCCTTCGATTGAATCGTCCCATAATTGCTAACATTAACGTGGTGGTGGAATAGGTAGACACATCGCCAATCATGGGCGTGCCGTACTAAATACATGATGCGAAAGCAACAAGCTGCCTGCAGGGTGCAAATCCCTGCCCACGTTCTACGGCTATAAGCCAAAGGAAGGAGCAAAGGAAATGAGTAAGACAATTAAGGTGTTCTTTGACACCGAGTTTACAGGGCTGCATAAGGATACAAGCCTCTTAAGTATAGGTTTGGTAGATGAATTGAACAACAAGTTCTATGCTGAAAGTAGCATTGACACTAGGGAAACATTCCTCAATTATGCCGATTTAGCAACTGCTCAATGGGTTCAGGAACATGTAATTCCAAACTTTATTTTAAAAGACATGGAGCCTAATACAGTTAAGTTTGACGAAGCAGATTATACAAAATATGTTTACGGCACCCCAAATTATATAGCAGATGAATTAAAAATTTGGTTCAGTAGGCAGTTTGATGTGCCTGGCAAGACAACTTTTGAAATATGGTCGGATTGCTTGGCATATGATTGGGTTCTCTTCTGCGATCTGTTCGGTGGAGCTATGAAGGTACCAAGTAATATCTATTACATACCGTTTGATATATGCACATTGTTCAAAGCTCGTGGCGTAGATCCGGACGTCAACCGTGAAGAATTTGCAGGGATTACGGGATCAAAGCACAACGCTCTGCATGATGCGAAGGTTATTAAGGTGTGCTACGAAAAACTTTGGTATAATTACAATCCGTATTTAAGCCCAGAATACGTGCATAAAGTTTTAAACCCACCAGACACGGATAATGAACTAGAAAAGGTCTTGATTGACCATTACAAAGGCTATCTTGTTGACTCTGCATTAAAAACAATTGAGGTCTGTGAAAGGCTTGAAAAGTCTGTTGAAAATGGTGAAGGCACAATAACAATGCAGACAAAGTACAATCCTTCCGGTTGTGGAAAGGAGAGTGGTGATTGATGGCATTTAAGCGTAGAATCACACCTGAGCAGCTTCAGGAGCTTACAGAAGAACAAAATAAAAAGCTTTGTGATTGGTGGACACCATCCGAAGGTGATGTTTTTATAGTATCCAACACAAAGAATACCATAATTCAGAACTATATTGGTGCTTTCAGTCTTGATTCATTGAGAAATTTTGCACAAAAACCAAAAGGATATATGCCTCTTCTGGACATAGGGCAAATGATTGAGTTTCTTGATGAAGATGGGTTTGGGATTGAAAAACAGAAGGAGGACTTTTGGAATATTTACGTGTTTAATGATACAGGATGGAAATTAGACTTTGGAAACATCATATCCAATGACCAACTATGTGATGCACTTTGGATGGTGGTCAAGGCGGTGTTACAGTGGAAATAATCAGAAGCAAGAAGGAAAATTGCCGGACGTGCCTACATAAAGACGAAAACGGAGCACTTGAGCCATGCTGCAGCTGCATGATGGACAAGGAGAATAAGGATATTCGATATTATACCGGTTACCAGCGGGATTATGCACTCTGGCCAGAGCCAGAGTTTGAATATACTGTTGCAGTACCTCAATTTATTGATGATAGGAAGGATAATAATGATAAAGATTAATAGTATCACAAGGAGGATTGAAAATGAAAACAGCAAAAAAAGCAAGAGGTATTGTATATAATGCTATTGATGAAAAATCTATAAAAGAGTGGAAAATGCTAGAGGCCGAAATAGAAAAGGCTATAAATAAACATCAATACTCAACAACAATAGATGGGAGAATAACATCAGGAAATGCTAAAAAATTAAAAGACTTAGGTTATAAAATTGATTATGGTACCCAATACAATCAAAGCTTTGTATCTATATCATGGCAAAATGCCTAAGTATGATAGATATGTTTTTACAATATCAAGAAGAATTTTAGAGAGAAGGTGTATTTTGTGGCTAAAGTAAACAAAGATTGGCTTATCAAGAAACTTGAAAATACTGATCTTAACCAACAACAGGTTGATGCAATTAATAAAATTCTCAGCAGAAGTTACGTTGAATGCCCTGATTGTGGTAAGGAAATACCAGATAATATCTATTCAAAGCAACATCATGTTCAACATGAATGTATAAAAGACAATGATAATAGGCTTTATGACCAATTAAGGAGGGATTTTCGTGGACGATAAAGACAGGATTGACACTATAACTTGAAATTGCAGTATAAAAAGTAGGCTGTTTTGTCAAGTTTAGCTCAAAATATAAAAAAATATGTTACGGAGGTAAATAACTATGGATGACAAGCAAAAACAGGATTTAGAAAACAGATTCAGCTACCATCAACCGAAGGAAGGGCAGCCTGACAAGTACCAGGCTATAAGGAACATGGCAAAGGACTTTGCTACTGCAATAGTGGGAATGGCTCCTAATACCAGGGAAAGGGCGTTGGCACTCACGAAGTTGGAAGAGGTAGTCTTTTGGGCAAATGCAGGGATATCAAGGCACGAATAGGAGGATTTATGGTAGACATAGAATTCGCAAAAGAGCTTAAAGAAGATATTGTTAGAAAAGAAAAGATCATATACCTACTTTATAAACTGCTTGATAATATTGATACGGCGTCAGATATGTTCAAGGATGATTACAAAGGCTTAGCTAAATATGTTTATAAATTACAACAGAAAAGGCATGATGTAATAAGTAAGGCTTATGTAAATGAGCTTTATGATAGGTATCATGTGTGGGAAGTTGATAAGAAGGGAACAGAACATATGGACAACATAGGTAGTGAAGTAATTAATAAAAATAGTGGTAAAAAGGGCGTTGTATTAAGAGTAACAGATAGTGGGTCTGTGTGCGTATTGGAAAGTGTTAATCCATATGTTTTGTGTACCCATGATAACTGGAACACACTAGAATTATGTGAAGAGATAACAGCAGAATACAAGCGTGAAGAATCAACAGAGTGCTGCAGTGAAAATGTACCATTGATCGCACAAAATAAGATATTTGAACAAAGAGAAAAAATAAAGCGTCTTGAAGAGATAATCGCCAAGTACGAAGAACCAACAGAGGGTTGCTGCGGGAAGGCACCCGAACCTTGCGGACCTGAGTTAACAGCGGAGGACGAGGCAAGGTACAAACAGGAGTTATCCAGGGGAACAAAAGTGAACTTTATAGTAAATTATATGGCTGTAGTGCCAGAAATAGAACTGGACAAGATTGTTCGTGCTTGGGTAGCTGATAAAGAGAAGTCTTCAGAACAACCAAAACAAATTATTCCTCTGGTTCTTTTTGGAGGCACAAAAGAGGAATTACATAGATTTTACTGTATTACAGACAAGATTCTTAAGATGAAAGCTGAGAAACGTGAGATACCTATGTCGCAAAGTGAATTACAGCTTATTGCTGATATTAAAGTGAATTTGGAGGGCTATGTTGATCCATGTCAAAGATAATAATTATGGTGGGTCTTCCTTGAACCAGTTACCGAGGCAGATGGTATTGGCACGTTGATTACATACTCTTCAGAAGCCTAAAAAATATATTGTTGCACATAAAAGAATTGAGGTATAATATGGGTGTAGAGGTTAAATGCAAAATAGACAACAAAAAACTGTTTGAACTTAATGGTGATATGATTGAGATTTTGTGTCCAAAAGAGAAGAGGATTATAAAAATACCATTACGTAAGCTTTTGGAAGCTTCTACATCCACATCAAGTGAACTTAAAGAAAAAGTACTAAAGTTTTAGGGAATTGTGTAATGGTAGCACATGGGCCTTTGACGCCCACTGTCTAGGTTCGAAACCTAGTTTCCTAGCCACAAAGGAATATAACAGAGTTCCGAGAACGTCAAGAACGTCATGAGAGCCATATTGGACTAGCAATAGTCTGGTATGGCTTTTATTTTTAACTGGAGGTGCGAAATGGTACAGGTTAAGCCTGCAGCGTTGAAAAGTGAATTTTATGGTGCAGAAGAAGAAATGGATGATGTTAACACTGCGTTAATTGCAGTTGGCAGTACCTTCTACGTAATCGCAGAGGTAGAAGGAGTAAACACAATCACTAAAACATTCAAGTGGTGTGGTAACACGCTTGGATGGTGCAAGGAGTAAGGGGGTATAAATTATGTCGTTAACACCACTATCCAGAGGACATAAGAAAGCATTAAACAGAGAAAACCCTGTCTTTAGAGACATGGGTTTCGGAAATATTGTTGAAAGTATAATTAATGGTCATAATTCACTTCAGTCTGATACTGTAAATTTAGGGAAAAGTGTTGTGAACGAAGAGATAGTTCAGCCTTATGCAACTTGGCAATTAGGAACTATTGAAACTATTACTGGTGTAGCAGTTTCAAATCCAATAAGAATAAGAACTGCAAATTATATTAATAGTAAAGATACTGATAAAATAACCATTTTGTCCGGGTTTGAAGCATATCTTTATTTTTACACTCACAACGGAATCGACTATGTTTATCAAGGCATGTGGAATGGTTTGACATTGGCAACATCAGGAGGAATAACAGTAACATCGTTTGACTTTAGAACACTCAATTCTGAATATTACTATAAAATTGTGCTTAAAAAAATAGACAATAGCAGCATTGTAACTGGAGATGGTGTAAATGTAACGTATTCTATACTTAACATCCCAAAAAGCTTGATATCTGAGTTTGCCACAGCAAACGGATATAACGAGGATATTAACAAAAGAAGCACTTGGGAACATGGAGGCATTTCGGCAGGAACTCAAGATAATGCTACAATGCACAAAAGAATGAGGTCAAGAGGTTATGTTAATCTTACTAACGTAGAAAAGATTATTGCACGTCCAGGTTATGGGTTTATTTTGTATCAATTTGATACAGCTGACTCTTATGTAGGTTATTGGCAACCTAGCAATTTTTCTTTTGGCTCAACTATCACAGCAACGTGGGAGTCAGAAGTAGATATGTTACAGATTGATAAATCACTGAAATATAAAATAGCTTTTAGAAAAATAGACGAATCAAATCTTGTAAATGATGATTGGAAAGCTGTATCCTTCTTAAGGTCAAAAATAAATAAAATCGATTTGACAATAGCGGCATCAACAGATATAACAGCTAAATGTGATATTCGAAAACACACTATAAGTGTAAGTTCTACACCTTTAGATATTAACAATAATCCAAACGCAAATGGTGTTTACAAGTGGCAGCTACTAAAAACCGCCACATCTGAGTATGCAAAATCTTGTGTTATACCTGTACGAAAAGGATATTATTATACAATTTCGCATACCGGTGATAGATTTACTTTTGCATTGTATAAGTATCAATACAAGAGTAATGTTTATGCTACGATTAATCTTGGCAAAAGGATATTTACCCAAACATACACTTATTACTGTGACACAGATGAATATCAGTTTTTGATTGTCTACTACAATTGGGCTGTTACCAATCCTACAATAACAGTAACTGAAATAGCAAAATACTCTCCGGAGGTTGGTAATATAATTGGGCTTAGAGAGAACATGTACAAATCAAAGGGTAATCTTGCACTTGCTATACAGGAACAAAAACTTGAGGCAAGGGTAAATGCTCACATTGCTGCAAATGGTCTTACCATTGGAGGTGTGACAAAAACAAGGGAACAGATAAGAGACTGGATGCTTAATCGTAATAATTGCTTGTATCGTGGCAAATTAAAAAAGAAGGGAAAATATATTGTCGATTCAGCGGATAAGCCTGTTGAATTATTCGGAGTAGGACTGTTTCATACACCGGATTTAGTACATAAATTACATACTAAGGAGACTCTTAAACTGCTAAAATATCATGGCGTAAACATTATAAGATTTCCTGTTCAGCCAAGATATTACTATTCGTTAGGATATAACAAGGATTTTTATACCAGAGGGTATGACACCCAAGCAGCAACAATTAAGAATTATTTATCTCAAATAATAAACTGGTGTGAAGAGTTAGGATTGTATGTAATTGTAGACTGGCATGTAATGGAGGCTGATGGGAAAACTGGTGCAGATGCATATGGAGATGGTGGTACTGGCAACGGAAACGCTGCAAATCCAACACTCATTGCTATGGCTACAGACCTATTCACTCATGTTGCAACTAATCATTCAGAATCACCAAATGTCTTGTATGAGATACTCAACGAGCCGTTTGCTAACACAATTGCCAGCCTTGCAAGTTATATTACTACTATCAAAGGAATTATAACATCACATGTAACAAATCCAATAATTATTTTAGGTAGATGTGCTCCAACTACTGGATATGTTTATTCCAATCCTGCTACTGAGCAAGATGTTATTAATAATATAGACAGAGCAATAACAGATGTATGGGACTGGATGCAGTCAAACGGACATACGGATATATATATATCTGTACATGATTATGTAACAGATGTAAATTTGCTTTCGACATATCAGACACATTGGAATAACAATGTGCCACTATTTATGACTGAATGGGGTAATTCTGATTTCTCTGGCAATGGTGCAATAAATGATGCAAGAGCACATGCATTACTTGATTGGCATCATACAAATGCTGTTCCTCAATGTGTTTGGAAATGGACATATAGGGATAGCACAACATCATTTTTAAATCCAGAGAGTGATAGTGATGATGGTTACTACAGATATGGATTTGCAGAAAGTGATCTAACCCATAACGGTAGATTGTTTTTGAAGCAATTTGAAAAAAATGCATTCGAAGATTATATCACTAGATCGGCAGTATAATTAAATTCGACACTCTTTATAACAAAATGAGTGAAAAAGAATTTATAATTAAATACCCTCTTTATGTTCTCTTTATTATTTAATTATGGTATAATATGGCGAAATATAATAAAGGGGGTATTTAATTGAAAAGCAATAGAATGTCAATCTTGGATTATTTGAAAGCATTTGCAATTATCTTGGTAATTATTAATCATTCATGGCCCGAAAGCTTAAAAGATGCACCTATATTTATTTTTATTATTAGAATGGCTGTTCCTATTTTTATGGTTGTAAGCGGATATACATTTGCTATGTCTTACTGCAAGTATAACAATTTTAAGGGAATGTACTCACTGAAAAGTTTGATTTCTAAGTTCGTTAGATTTACGGTTCCTGTAATAATAACCTATTTGTTATTTATTGTGTACAAGGTAGCACAAACTGGGCCTGTTGGCATAAAAGAGATTGTTAAAACATTTATAATGTCGGACTATGGGAAAGGGTCGTATTATTATGCTCTTTTAATTCAATTACTACTAATTTTCCCATTGATATATGCCGTAATGAAAAAATCAAAATATGGGCTATTAGCTATTGGGGCCGTTAATCTTGTTTATGAAATAATGATACATATAATAGATATTGGAATTCCTCTTTACAGGATTGTCTTTTTCAGATATCTGCTTTTTGTAGGGATGGGCAGCTTTCTTTATATGTATCGTAATAGAATAAATATATTTGTTTTAATATCATCTTTTGTGATAGGAAGTATATATTTGCTTTCATATAATTATTTAGGTTATGAGTTAAAGCTTTTTACTTATCAGCCATGGGCAAATACATCCATGATATCTGCTTTTTACATATTTCCATTCATGTATGTAGCTTGCTACAAGTTTAAAGATTTTAGATTCAGAGGACTAACAGATAAGTTATTATCGAATATAGGAAAGGCATCATACCAAATACTTTTTGTGCAGATGATATATTTTTGGGTTGCGGATAGGTTTTACAATAAAGTAAATTTTCCATTAGTAGTACAAATAATAATTAATGTAGGTATATGTACAACTATAGGGATTATTTATTTAAAGTATGATAACATAATGGTTAATGCTATTAATAATATACTAGTTCCAAAAAACAAGAATTTTAAAATTAGTGCATAGTAGCTTTTCCGTGCAAAAATATGTTGTATAATAAAAAGTGTGATATAATGTAATTATAAAGGAATATTAACAGAGCTTCGAGAGTTCCATGAGAACCGTGAGAGCCGTATTGGGTTGGTAAATGCCAGCCTGGTACGGCTTTTTATTTTAGGATGATTGCTATATGAAATATGACCAAAAGCCAACAACTGTACATAAATTTATTAGACTTACAAAGTTACTTCCAGTTTTGGTCATTGGTATGCTCCTAATAGTTTTTGGGATGAGTGTTGCAGTTACTGCAGCCAAGCCAAAACCAATAAAACGGATAGTAATTGACTATACGCCACATGACAAGCAGTATTTATTTCATGCTTCGGATGCAGACGAAACTGTGTATGGTGGTGCCAGGGGTGGAGGAAAATCATGTGCTTTGGTAATGGATGCTACATCATATGCAATGACATTTCCGGGAGCACAGATATATTTATTCCGCAAAACTTTTGATGAACTTAACAGAACCTTGGTTCGCGAACTTAAGCGTAAAGTACCTGAAAAGAGCAAACAAAACCCTTTCGGGTTATACAAATATAATGCACAAGAACATAGTGCGACCTTTGACAATGGAAGTGTAATATACTTCCGATATATTAGAAATCGCCAGGATGCTGATATCTACCAAGGTGCTGAAATGGATTACTGCGGGATTGATGAACTTACTCAACACACAGAAGAAGTAATAGAAGTCCTCAGGGCTTCGGTGCGTTCCCCAAAAGGATATCCAGCAAGATTCAAAGCTACATGTAACCCTGGTGGTATCGGACATATTTGGGTAAAGAAAAGATTTATTACTGGTACTAAATACGGAACATTAGTCTATAAAGATAAGGAATCTGATAATGTAATCAGATTCATCCAGGCTACTGTATACGATAACCCCACATTGATGCTCAATGATCCCAAGTATGTAAAGAGACTTGAAAACCTCCCACCTTCGTTAAGAAAAGCATGGCTAGAAGGCAACTGGGATATATTTGAGGATCAGGCATTTACAGAATGGAGTTATGAAGTTCATGTATGTAAGGCATCAGAAGTTGAAATTAAAAAGCACTGGCGTAAATGGATTTCAGCAGATAATGGATATACAGACCCATTTGCATGGTACTGGTTTGCAGCTGGGGAGGACGGAACCATATATGTTTACCGTGAGTATACCAGGGGCTATGGAGATGAAAAAATTACATACTCCGATCAGGCCAGAAAAGTAATTGAATTAAGCAAATACAGAGAGTACAAAGATGGAAATACCATTGAGACTTCTGAAAAAATAGATTTTATTGTGGTTGGGCATGATGCTTTTGGAGCTAATCCAAGTACAAAAACATCAGACAAGCCCAAAGGTAAAACATTAGTTGACCACTACCGGGAAGGCGGAATAGATAGGATAGCCTTCAAATGTGCTATAACTGACAGAAAATTAAGAAAGGCTGTAGTTCACGAATACTTAAAACCATTCATGGACGAGAACTTTCAACCTCCTAAAAAAAGAGCAAAAATAGTTATACTTGATACCTGCACACAATTGATAGATACGCTACCAATGCAGGTTGTAGATGAAAATGACCCTGAAAAAATAGCTGAAACTGACTACGATCACTGGTATGACTCCTTTGGTTACGGAATTTTAGCATATCATGCAAAGAAATCTAAAACGCCTGAACAGCCAAAATCAGACGTTCAAAAAATTAAGGATAAAGTTGTTAAAAGAAATAAAAAAAGATCAGTAGCTTTTTAAGAAAGGTGGACTATTATGGATTTAAAGATTAAGAAAGTAGGTTTTAGGATACCCTGCCCCACATACCTTTGCAGGAATACAGTACAGTACGCATTTAATATTGACAGAGGTCCGGCTGCAACAGATATTCAATTATGCGAAGACTGTTTAAGATCACTTGTAAGAAATTCTTTAAAACATTTCGAAGAATCTCCAGATGATAAAATTGCTGAACTCAAAGCCAGAATTGAAGAGTTAGAGATACAGCAGGGTTCAAAGGAAAAGCTCGAAGTAGATAATAAAGCAAAAATAGCAGACCTTGAAGAGTATATTGAAAAAATGAAAGCCGAGTTCAAGCAGGAAATTAAGGAGAATCCAGATCTTCCAACTCAAAATTTGGGCGAGCAACCTAAGACAGAGCAGCAAGTTATACCAAAAACAGTTCCTGCAGATGCAAGATGCAGTACTTGTAAGCACCAGTTTTCTAAGAAAGATATAGACCCTTGCAAGACTTGTAAAGTAGATCACGAGAACGGTAAAGGCTACACTGCCTATAAAGCAAGAGAGTAGGAGGATATAACCTATGGCTGAATCGTCTATAACAAGGGCAATTGAATCAGCAAAAACCAAGGCTATAAAGGTTGAAAAGATTGAAATGCCTAAACAATCATCAAAGAAAAAAGGTGATATGGGTATACCCACTTTGGGGTATTATAAACCTTCTCTTTACTTGGATGATAAGGATTTATCTACTATAAGCGACTACAGTGCAGGTGAAAAAGTAGTTCTTGTTGTTGAGTGTACAGTTAAAGGCGTAACTCTCAGTGACAGCATTAGAGAAGGGAAACCTACTAAAAGGTATTCAGCAGAAATCGAGATAGATTCATTTGCAGATATAACACCACCAACCAAGTCCAAGGGAGGTAAATAATCATGATCTATGTTGCTTTAATTGTTTCTTTAATTGTTCTGGCATTTGAAAACTTTATGCATTACAGGGAACGTAAGGATTTATACAGCAGGATTATGGCAAAAGATTTGAGTGACTATGCAACTATTATAGAGAAAAAGAAACCTCCTGGTAAAGCAAAGAGCTTTATACGTGACAAGATGGAAGAGTTACGAAGAAATGATGTTATTGATTGATAGTTGGAGGATGTTAGCTAGATGGATGAACTTGAGTTAAAAGAACAAATTGAATATGACAAAACTGATACTCCTGATGCAAAGTCACTTTGTAAATTGGTTGATGCAAAATTCAAAGAGTTTGAAAAGCTCAAGAAACCATTTGAACTGCAGGCTCGTTTAAATATTGAGTTTATCCAAGGTAATCAATATGCTGACATCCGGTTTAATCGTAATGACTTAGCACAACTTCCTAAGATATATGACTATCAGCAAAGGGAAGTGTATAACCAAATTGCACCTATACTTGAAACCAGACACGCAAAACTTGGAAGGGTTAGCCCTTCTTTACTTACTCGTCCGGCTACCAATGAAAAAGAGGATATTGCTACATCAAAGGTATGCAGCAGCATTTTAAAAGGTACATACCGGTATGTAGAAATGCATGAAAATATCAAGGAGGCAATTGCTTGGTCGGAGCAATGTGGTACCGTATTTTATGGGCAGCAATGGAACCCTAAAAAAGGTAATGCGATTGGGGTTTTAGATGGCGAAACAATTAAAGAAGGAGATATGGACGAGGAAGTAATAAGCTTTTTCGAAATATATCCGGACAGCCCAAGAAGAAGCGATGTAAATAAATGCCGAGAATTGATAAGGGCTAAAGCTTATCATGTTGATGAGATATATGAAACATGGGGTAAATCAGTCAAAGGCCGTAAAGTAAGCATATACAATGTTGAAATGTCCAGTATCTCCTGCGGTGGGTTAGGATATACGGCTAATACACAACTGATTGTACCAAAAGAAGAAGATAACTCTGAACTTGTAATGGAATATTACCGTATGCCTTGCCGCCAATATCCTAATGGTAGGTTAATTATAAAAGCTGGTGATGTGCTGCTTCATAGTGGTGATCTTCCTTATTTGGTAGGTGATGATGGCGAAAGGGGAATTCCAATTGTTCGTCAGGTTTGTATTGTTCGACCTGGATTCTTCTGGGGATGGTCGATTGTTGATAGATTAATACCAGTACAAAGAGCTTATAACGCTGTCATGAATAGAATTCATGAGTATCTTAACAGAATTGTTTTAGGAGTTCTTACATACGAGGACGGCAGCATAGACGAGGAAAGTTTGGACGATGGTATTCCACCGGGTTCCAGAATTGCGTATAACCAAGGAAGTCAAAAGCCTTCCTTCATGGAAAGTCAAAGGTTTCCTACTGAGTTAGCACAGGAAGAATCAAGGCTTTTAAATATATTTACTATCATATCAGGGGTATCAACTTTTAGTCGGCAGTCACTTCCTCCGGTTGGTGCTAATTCCGGCGTAGCCATGGAAATAGTCCAAGAACAGGATGAAACAAGACTTTCGTCAACTGCCGAAAATGTAAGAATTGCAGTTATTAAGGTCGGAAAACAATGGCTACGCATTTTCAAACAGTATGCCAAAGGTCCGAGAGTTGCAAAGTATCCCGGAAGAAATAATTATATGAATGTTGTGGCTTGGGAGGCTTCCCAAATAACCACAACGGACGTAATTCTTGAATCAGAAAATGAATTAGCACAAACACCAGCACAACGCAAACAATTTGTATTTGATTTAGATGCAAGAGGAGCATTCAATGACCCTGAGACAGGACGTAAAAGTAAACGAGGATTATCCAAATTTCTTTCAATGCTCAATATGGGCGAAAATTGGGAGGACTTTGATGATATAGATGATAAACATATAGCCCGAGCTCAACGTGAAAACATAGAGTTTGAGAAGGGCGTAGCACCAACCATACGGCAATATGATGATGACATGCTGCATATAGAAGAACACCTTTCATACATGCTTTCAGCGGATTTTGAGGACCTGCAGACCTCAAACCCAATGTTGGCTAAAACAATGGAAGCTCATCTTGTACAGCATAAAGCATCATTAGCATATAAAAACCCAGTGCCGCAGATAATGCCCGGACAGGCACCTGCAAGCAGAAGGTAAAAAATTTAACCCGTGTACGGATACATAGGGTAACGGAGGTATTTGAATGAGTAGATTTTTTGGATTGATAATTTCATCTATGACCCCATTTTTGGACGCGGATACTGGTGGTGGAGCTGGATATGGAGATAGCGGTGGTGCTGCTTCTTCTGGAACTGGTGATGCCAACATATCAACTGGCGGAGAAGGTACTGGAAGTGAAAATTTTAAAATTAGGACTTTAAAGGATGTTAATCCTTTTGCTGACGATCCAGATCCTGTTACCGATCCAAACCCAGCAGACCCAAACCCTGATCCAAATGCGAGCGATCCAAGCAAACAAGTCGGTGATGGTGAAACCAACCCAACTACAATGATTGGTGGTAAGTTCAAAGACGTTGACTCATTGTTAACTGCATATCAGAATATACAAAGCCATAGTTCCAGGGTTGCCAATCAAAACAATTTGCTTACAAAACAGATTGAGGAGCTTACAACTAAAATTCAAAGCAATACAAATCAGCAGCCAATACAACCACCTGCAGGCGATAGTTCAAAGCCTGACGATGTGTCGGAAGATGATGTTGATCTTATTCTCAATAATCCAGCTGAGTATAAAAAGAAACTCACTCAAGAAATATTGGGAGAAATCAAAAAACAGTTTGAGCCTGACCTTAAAGTAGCTCAACAAATAAGAATGTCACAAGAGGATGAGGCTGCTTGGATTGAAAAAGCAACCAAAATTGCTCAGGCTTATGATCCTGAAACCGGAGAATCTTTATATCCAGATTTCTTTGATCTAAAGAATGAGATAGACCAGGCTTTTAAAATGGTTCCTCAACTGATACAAGATAGAAATTTTGAAGGAGCTATTAAAATCGCTAGGCTTATCAAGCAATCAACAAACACTCAAACTCCTAATCCTGATGATTATCTGAATGATGAGACTTTTTTAAATGAAAAGGTTTTCACTAATCCTCAGATTAAAGATAAGTTCCTTAAATTACACATGGAAGATATCCGTAAGGGTAACCCACCACCACAAATAAACGGTAATGCTGGTGGAAGTCCTCCGGCATCATCGCCTGAAAAAACAACATCGCTTAAACAAGCCAGTCAAAGACTTCTTTCGAGGTTTGGCATAGGCTCATAAAGCTTAAGGAGGTAATTATATGGCGGAATTAACATTAGCAACTATACAGGATGCACTTAAAACCGACTATCTAGATGTGGTTAGAGATCAGATCGATTACGGCAGCTGTGCATTGTACGCACAGCTTGAAAAAGGTGCAATGGAAATAGACGGTGAAAAAATCACCATGGCAATTCAGTACGGAGTATCTGGTGGTGTGGCTGCTGGGTCAGAAAACGGTACATTGCCATCACCCAATCCAAGAAAATTCAAGCAGGTTACATATCCTACAAAGAATATCTTTGCAAGGTTCCAACTGACTATAAAGTCAATTAAGGCATCTAAGTCAAAGAAAGTTGCATTTGTAAAGTTGCTCGAAATGCTCATCAAGAGCACTATGGATGACTCAAAAAAATATTACGGCAGACAGTGTTATACAAGTAATTCCGGTAAGATTGGAACTTGTACAGTACAAAACGGAGTAACAACATTACAACTTGCTGGCGTTGCAACTACTTCTGCAAAAGATGTTGTTAAGTATTTTGAACCTGGAATGCTTATTGATATCATGGCCGCTGACAATTCAGTTAAGGTGGCAGGAAGAGAAGTAACTGCTGTCTTTAGGACGAATGGTCAAATATCTATTTCCGGTGCTGCAGTAAACACTTTGGCAGATGACTATATAGTTGTATCTGGTGCATACAATATGGAGCTTACCGGATTTGAGGATGTTTTTAAAACAACTGGCAACCTTTATGGTATTGATAGGGCTGCAAATCCATTCTTTGCTCCTAATATTATTCCTGTTGATGGAGAAATCAATGAAATAATAGTCCAAACAGCTATTGATGATGCTGAGGATGTAGGTTCAGAGACTAACTATATGGTTGGTTCGAAAGGCGTAGTTAGAGGCTATCAGAACTATATGATAGCTACAAAGCGTAACCTTAACACCATGGAACTTAAAGGCGGTTACAAAGTGCTCGATTATAACGGCATTGGCTTAGACAAAGACAAGTATGCACCATATGGTACATTGTTCGGTCTGTGCACTGAAGATTGGGCAATGCATGAACTTTGTCCTTGGGAATGGATGGGCGATGAAGGGTCAGAAGGTGACGGAGCAATCTTACATAGGGTCGCAAACAAGCCTGTTTACGAAGGTACCTTGTATAAGTTTGGTGACTTGGGATGCAGAAAGCCTGGAGGTCAATTCAAACTATCTGGCATAGTTGAACACAATGATTAATCTTTTATCCCCCGGAGTGAATCCGGGGGATATACCAAATAATTGGAGGAAATGGCATGTTAATTTGTGAGACTTATAAAGGTATTTCATATTGGTACAACCCTGAAAAATACACTTTCATATTTGATCAGGTGTCTAATATACCTCAGAGGTTAAAAGAAATTGAGCCTGAATATTTTGTTTTATACAACAAAAGGACCGGACATTTCGAAGTGCATAACATGCTTAATATTGGCAATACATACTGCTTAACAATTCCGTATAAAGAGCTTGACTGGCGTGCTGTAGATCTTGTCAGAATGACCAGGGTAGACAGAATGGATAACATACATAAGGTCATTGATAGAAATAATCAAAAGATTAAGTCGGATGCCGAAAAGAAAGCAATCGACTATGCAGGTGAACTGGCCAAAGATATTTTTCATTACGCTGTAGCAGATCAGAAATCTGTTGAATGTAGGCTTAATAAGAAGGTGTCAAGAAGATGAATGTAAGAGCAATTATCGATCAGGCAATTATCGACAGTGGAATTACTATACCAGACTCATACGGCAAAAGATGGATTAATGAGGCTAAAAACCTACTTGCCAACCTTTATGATACTGCTTGTGTAAAAAATAATCAATCAATTATTGTTGCTGATTGTAATAATTACTATGATTTACCTTCTGATTGTATAAGAATTGTGCAAGTCGATGATTCAGATAAGGAAAAATATAAAAATTTTATTGCAGATTCAACACAAATAAAATTTGACGATGAGGATACTTATAAATTAACTTATCTCATGATACCTACTGATGTTACAACTACTACCGAAACTCCGCAGACTCACATGCTTTATCATATACCTATTACTTATTTTCTGGTACATAAAAATTTAGAAAATACGAAACCGGAGAAGTCATCTGACTTTTACAATAAATTTACATCACATGCCAAAATGGCAGACATGAGACTTAACAGAATGAAGAAAAAAGGATCTATAATACCCGCTCCACCTTATAGGTAAAAGGAGATTTATTTATGACTGAATTATTCTATAGCGATTTTACAGGAGGATTCAATGATACAACGCCTTCGTCAAACCTCAAAGACAATGAATTAGTTGTCTGTGAAAATGCATTTCCTCATCCAAGAGGTGGTATAGAAAAAAGAAAGGGCTGCACAAAATACGTTCCTTATGAAATTCGCAGCGATTATGACGACAGATTAATTGAATTTCTGCATAGTGATGGTTCTAGCTATTTATTGTGTATAGAAGATGGGATTTTAAAAATTGTAGAAGAATTGAGTGCGTTCTATTTACCCTATAGTGGAATAGATTTTATGCACAAAGTTCTTGCAATAGTTCAGTATATGGACAGACTATACTTTACCTTTGAGCATGTATACTATGTCGGGGATTCAATGACTCCAGTTTACACTTATCATTACGCTGTTTATGGACATTGGCATTATGCAACAAATGAAGGCACGAAAACGCTTTACGAGAAGGATATAGTAAAAAATATCGGCAATAATACAGGGGCTATAGGACACTATTATTTGTATGATAAAACTGTTTCAGCAAGCATTAACCTTGGAACCACAAATTTTGCTGATACCAGTACATGGATGGATGTAACCCATAAATCAATTCCGGCTTATCCTAGCTATGTTGCTTCGTATAGTGATTCTACAAATAATTTAGAGCCAATTAAGAAGTGCAGGTTTATGGTTCTTCATCAACCAAGCAAAAGATTCTTTGCTGCAGGGAATCCTGACGATCCAGGAGCGTTGTATTTCTCTGAAATAGACAAGCCTAATTATTTTAAAGCCACTAGCAAAGTATACCCTACAAATGCAGCAGGTCCAATTACAGGGCTTATATGTGCTGATGAATCTATATTTGTATCATACAAAAGATGTTGGTACGCTTATACAGGCATATTCCCAGGCATAGATGCTGTATGGAAACCTTTAAATATTCCGGTTGGTGCAGTTAATGATAGAGCTATTTGCCTTACTCCCAGATCAATAACTTTTGTATCAGAAAAAGATATTTGGATAATGAATCCACTATCTTTAAGGAATGATTATGTGAAAGTTCCAACAGATGATGAGTTTCTTAATTTAAGCGACACTAGAATTAGAAACACAATGGAAACAATAAAAAAGCCTGAGTTAATCAGGATCATATATCATGATAATAAAGTGTTTATTGCCTATAACGATAGCGACACTGGTGTGTCGTGTAATAAGGTTCTTGTCCTTGATTGGGACACAAAAAGCTTTGTGAAAATTACTGGATGGGATGTATCAAGTCTGTGTTCAAGATACAACGGCGATCTGCTGTTTTATAGTAGATATTACAGTTCCATTCAACATAGATATGTATTTTCAATATTGAAGGGGTTTTCTAGTTACTCAGACTATGACTTGGCTGCCGATGTTGAAATACCGATAGATTTTAAAATTGTTACAAAGCTATACGCTTTGGATACTTACCGTAATAAAATACTCTCTCTGCTTTACATAGATGCAAAAAGATACATAGAAAACACAGTAAATTCATGCTTTGACATTAACCTTGAATCTGAAAGCTTTGACGAATATTTGGTCGCAAGCATACTGGACAAATACTATACAAATAACCACAACTTAGAGTACCAAAACTATGTTGCGAAAGTAGATCATAGCGGATTCAAGTTCCAGATAAATATTAACGACAATAATGCAAGTAATACTATAAACCCAATATTTATATACACCATTGGATTCATATTCAATGTTTTAAATAATATTGCAGACGCAGCCAACTTAGACCAAACCCCATTGATTAGTGATTAG